TACTTTGATCCATGCCTGTCCATTGTAGCGGTAAGCGGTGTAGCCATTCGAGGAATCAAACCAGATATCTCCGACATCAAGGCCATCCCCGTCAGGTGCTTCCTCCTGCATGTAGGTCGCGATCTTGCCGTCAATCTGTGCTGCTAGTTCCTTGGACCAGGTATCAGAAGCAGTCTTTGTCTTCTCATCCGCGATCTCCTCTGCCTTGGACTGCGCCTCGGAAAGAAGGGAATTGTACTGCTCCGTGAATGTCTTATTTCCGACCTTCGACTCAGAAGAAAGCCTGAACTCACCGGTTTCCATGTTCCAGTAGTTCTTGCCCTTCTTATCGGTGATCGTCCCTGCCTTGATGAGGTTGCCGTTCAGAGTTCCTGCAGTGATAAAGTCCGCATAAAAGCGGGAATCGATCGTCCATGCCGTATCGAAGGGTCCCTGGTATCCGGAAGTAGAAAAGCCGATGCCGTTCATGTTGATGCGGAGCACGTTGACAGCGGTGTTCTTATCGGCAGTGTCCATGATGAGAATTTCATCCGGCTGTCCATCGGCATTCAGGCCAAACACAACATGCCCGCCGAGTCCTCCGGAGATCAGCTTCGTCGCATGTTTGATTGCAGACTCAAGAAAGGCGCGATTTGATTTTTCCTGTGATTCTATCCTTGCGTTCTGTGTGGCAATAGAATCTGACAGGGTTGATCTGGCACTGCCGATCTCAATGGAAGAATACCGGTCCTTCAATACATCGTAGACCGTCTTGATGACCTTTGCCTTTGCGGATACGGAAAGCTCCGGGAATTCCACCGACACCGTATCGCAGAGATTGACCCGCTCCAGTGGTGCGATGTTCTTATACTCCTCACTCTGCCAGAGCGCCACGAAGCTGATGGAGATATTGACGGAGGGCACACCATAGTCGTTCGCCTTCATGTAGGACGCAGCCTTGTCCCGAAGTGCGGATTCTGTCGGAGCTTCCTGCCACTCGGATGAGAGGTCCAGAACAACCGTCCTCCGATACGGGAACTTCGATGCATTCTCGGTATAGACCGGTGATGCCGTCACAAGCTGGGTCTCGCCATCATTGTCCTTGGCCCAGTACGGAACAACGCCGGTGATGGTGTTTTCGATCGACTCCTCCTGCTTCAGATCGGTCAGGTCCTTGCCGTAGCGGATCATCTTCCCGCTGTCTCTGCCTCTTGCAGCATGAAGCTTGACCGTCCATCTGTCCCACTCATATTCACCGCCAAAGTTATCAAGGATGGAGCCTTCCACACCTCCAAGTCTTGACCGGAGGGATGCTGGAAGCGGTGTCGTGTAGTTCCCAACCGTTGTATCGTCCGTCCAGAAATCAAATCCGCAGGGTTCGATGGCGTCATGCTTCAGCCGTTCAAAAGCCTGTGCTGCCGTCGTCGCCGGTGTGAGATCTGCCTTGACCGGAATGAAGGACAGCTGGTAGGACACATGCCTTGCTGATATCGTCGTGATGCCCTTCATGGGCTTGGAGATCTTATAAATCCGAAACGGCTGCTCCTTCTTCCCATCTGCCGGGACAGCAAAGATGATCCTCTCCTTCAGGATATCCTTATAATGGATGCCGCTGACAGGATAGGTCATCTCCAGCTCGAAGGACCCGTTTCTTTCTTCTGTCACCGTGCAGGAGATCGCATCGTAGAGCCTGCCGAGGCCGTTTGACGTAAAGTCCCTCTCTCCTGCGTCGTATAAAACAGGTATCATACAATCCACCACCTTGGTATGAGTTCAATCTTCGTGATTCCCTTACCGAGCGTGATCCCGTTATCTCCCGAAGCAAGTACAGGGAAATCTCCTGAGGTAAGGGAGATCAGGCTGTTGCAGTTCGTCGCTCCATAAAATGCGTCCATGGTCTCGCAGTCCACTTCGACGTAAGGGTAAGAGCTTCCTTTCACCTCGATCGTCTTCTGTCCGATACCTGCGGTACCATTTCCGTAGATCAGGATGAGCGGCTTGGCAGGGAAAAGCGTGTTGTTTCGGATCTCGTCGTTCGAGGTAAAAGTGATTTTCTTCTCTCCGGACTTGAGGAACCGCTGCGGTTTGCAGTTAAACGTGATGTCAAATGTTCCCGCGATGTTTCCGATCTCCTTTACAGAGAGCGGCCCCTCGAACATGGCCATTCGGTACTCGTCCGGATGATAAGTATCTTCGAGCCTTTTGTATCCTGTCCGGGTCAGGAGAAAACTCCGAAGAGCAGCGACGTTATTCCTGAAGTTCTTCACGATGCCTGCCGGGTAGGTAAGACTCACGTTCTCATACCGGTTGTTATCAAAGACGAGATCCCCAGACCTTCCCGGCACGGACTGGATCTCATAGTCCCGCTTCGGAGCGTCATAGACCCCATCACCGGAGATCCTGACACCGAAGTCGAGACTGCTCTTTCCGTCAAAAACAAAATAGTTAAAAGGTCTCAAGCGAACACCGCCTCCTTCATATTCACCTTGCTGTTGATCCTGCTCTCGATGATGTCAGCCAGTTCATGTACATCCTGTCCGGGTGCGCCATAGACCGTGATGTTGATATCTCCGATCGTCGTACCGGCACCTGCGTTTCCGACTGCCTTCTGGATCATTGACATCAGGCTGTTCACGCCGACGACAGCTTCCGCTCCAGCTTCCCCACCGGCAAGGAGGGAATTGCCCTTCATGCCAAAGATCGTCGGGCCGTTTAAGATCATGCCGTCTTCCATCGCCTTCTTGTACCAGCTGATCGAGAAATGCGGTGCGGACGGAGGGTTGATCCCGAAGTGTCCGGAAATGCTGATGTGCGGGAGCTTCAGGCTCGGCAGGGACCAGCTGAAATGGAAGAAGCCCTTGATCCTGTCAATGGCACTCCTCACTGCATCTTTCGCCCCATTCATCTTTTCAGAAAAGGCACTCTTGATCTCCGACAGCTTCGATCTTGCTGTGGAGAGAGCATCACCGAGCTTGCCGCCCGTCGTACGATTGATCACATCAAAGCCCGCCTTCCAGATGGATTTGTACCCATCAATCGCTGTAGAAATGACACCTTTGATCCCGCCGCCATGCTGTTGCACAACAGACTTGATCCCGGACCATGCGGTGCTGGTATTGGATTTCAGCGTATTCCATGCATTGGTGATGCTCGTCTTGATTCCATTGAAGGTTGTCGTCGCCCCAGACTTCATGCCATTCCAGATGTTGGAAGCAGATGTCTTGATGTTATTCCATGCCGTACTGGTCCCCGTCTTCACCGCATTCCAGGCATTTGTAATGCTGGTCTTGATTCCATTGAAAATCGTGGTCGCTCCGGACTTCATTCCGTTCCATGTATTGGAGGCAGCCGTCTTGATGTTATTCCATGCTGTGCTGGTCCCCGTCTTCACCGCATTCCAGGCATTCGTGATACCCGTCTTGATCCCGTTAAAGATCGTCGTGGCTCCGGATTTCATGCCATTCCATACCGTAGAGACACCGCTCTTGATGCCATTCCATGCGGTTTCTGTTCCGGACTTGATCCCATCCCAAAGGCCAGTAAAGAAAGTGCCAAGCCCCTCACCGACTTTCTTCACGCCAGAGCACACCTTATCCCAAACTCCCTTGAACCATTCGGAAATCTCTCCCCAGTGCTTGATGATCTCCACTACGGCGACAACCGCAGCGACGACACCGGCAATGATGCCGATCATGGGAAGCAGGGACAGGGAGCTGAATGCGGTAAGTCCTGTAGAAAGGCCACCAACTGAAGTCATGACCTTGCCGATCACACTGGTAATACTCCCGGCAGCCGACACAACTTTTCCCACACCGACAAGAATGGGTCCGACCGCCGCTGCGACCAGAGCTGCCTTGACAATGAACTGCTGCATGGGCTCCGGCAGACCATTCCAGAAATCAGAGAACTTCTTCAGTGCTGCGGCTGCCTGCTCCAGCATGGGAGCCAGAACACTTGCGAGGGAGTTTCCCACCTCAGCTCCTGTGATCTTCAGCTGATTCATCGTGGTCTGGAACTTGTCGATCGGGTCCAGCGTGTCGTTAAAGGTCGTCTCCACATTTCCCTTGAAGGAGCTCATGTCTGAGGAAAATCCGTCGAGGGAGAGCTTGCCGGTCTGCATGGCGTTGAAGATGGCGGCGCCACCTTTGGAGCCAAACAGATCATAGGCTGCCTGCAGTTTCTCCGTATCCGACTTGTTGGACTTCATCGTAGTACTGAAATCGCCAAGTGCCTGATCAAGCGTCTTCCCATCCTTCGCGGCATTGTTCATGGCTTTCTTCATCGCAGCCATTGCCGTGCCGACATCGAGACCCGACATCTCGACATTACCAAGGAACTGCGCAGACTGGGTAGCGTTAAAGCCCATGGCCTTGAGCTGTGCCGCGTTCTGGGAAAGATCCGTGGACAGCGTATCCATAGAAAGACCGGTCGACTGTCCGACAGAGTTCAAAACATCCAGCATCCCGCCAGCCTGTGAAGCATCCATACCGAAGGCATTGAGAACAGAAGATACATTGTCGATCGAGGTAGAGACGTCGGTATCGTTGACGGATGCGAACTCGACAAATTGCTGGGAGAGATCCTTTAAGGCTGTGCCTGTCAGACCAAACCTCGTGTTCACCTCACCGATGGCAGCACCAGCCGTCTCAAAATCTGTCGGGATTGAAGTCGCGATATCATTTGCCGCATCCTGCATGTCCTTTAAGGCTTGCCCAGCCGCACCGGTCTTGGTCTTTACGATATCTGCCCCAGCATCCACTTCCGTGAAGGCCGCAAGAGATGCCGCACCAACTGCTGTAATCGGAGCTGTCACATGGGTAGAAAGGGAAGTTCCGACACCGGTGATCTTGTCTCCGATATTCTTCATCTTCTGCCCTGCCTGCTGAAGCTGGACACCGGCAACAGAGCCGACCGATTTGTACTGGTCTTCCAGACCTTTCAGAGACTGCTTGGTATCTTCAATCTCCCGGGTCAGCGCTTCCTGCTGTCTGATGGTCTCCTCAGTCTGAGGTGCATCCTTCAGCTGCTTTAAGGCAGCCTCTTCCTGCTTCAGCTTCTCCTTGGTATCAGAGATCGCCTGTGACAGATACTTCTGCTTCTGAACAAGGAGATCTGTATTACCGGGGTCAAGCTTCAGGAGCTTATTCACATCCTTCAGCTGATTCTGCGTATCCTTGATGGACTTGTTTACATTTTTCAGAGCATCCGAGAGCTTCGTGGTATCGCCACCGATCTCAACAACAATGCCTTTGATGCGATCAGCCATACTGACCTCCTTCCTGATTGTTATTATGTAACTATTTATAGTTGCAAAGTTGTGT